GAAAAAAACTCGTCAAGGACGCTCGGCTAGAACCCTGCTGTCCGCAACGTCTCGAAATAAGGCAAAGAAAGCATACCGAGGACAAGGAAAATAATGAAGGAGGGTTAAGTCCCTCCTTTTTTTATGTTAAATAGTAAAAACATACCAAAATTATGGAAAACTCCAAGAAAAAAAATGCTAAGAGAGGTATCCAATGACCATCTTACTCCTAAAAAACGTGATGATCTAGTCCAAAGTGAGATTTTTGGGGACTTTGAGGAGGATGGATTGGACTATGAAGCGGATATGATGACCTTGACGGAATTTTAGTTTATAATCCTTAATAAATAAACAATAATCGCTGTAATATAGTGCCTCTAGAACGGGTTAGTCAAGGATTTAAAGACATTAGCATGACATTTCAGTCTAATCCACTGAATGAAGATCTTATTGCCCTTAAAAATGCCAATGCAATTGCTCGTTCCGTTAGAAATATCGTAATGACAGTACCTGGGGAGAAGTTTTTTAACCCATCCTTTGGATCACGTATCACTGAATCTCTCTTTGAGAACATTGATGATGTCACTGCTACCATTATTATAGATGAAATACGTGAGTCTATTGATAATTTTGAACCAAGAGTAGAATTGCTCGATGTTCAAGCATTTCCAGACTATGATAATAACGGTTTTGACGTGACAATAATATATGAAATCATTGGAATAGAAATACCAGCTCAAGAATTACAATTTGTTTTGCAATCTAGTAGATAAAAATGCCATTAGCTAACTTTTCTAACTTGGATTTTGACCAAGTTAAAGATACTTTACAAGAATACCTAAAATCAAACTCGAATTTCACCGATTATGACTTCGAGGGATCTAACCTTTCGTCCATTTTAGATGTTCTGGCATACAATACCTACATTACATCTTATAATGCCAACATGATCACTAATGAAGTGTTCATTGATACTGCCACTCTAAGAGAAAACGTGGTTTCATTAGCAAGAAACATTGGTTATGTACCTCGTCCTAGACAAGCAGCAAGAGCAACTGTATCCTTCTTTGTAAATACGAGTGGAATTACACCTTCACCTGCTACTTTAACCCTTAAGAAGGGTCCTGTGGCAGCCTCATCAGCAGCATTTGGTGGACAGTCCTTTGTATTTTCAATTTTAAGTGATATTACAGTTCCAGTTTTCAACGGAATCGCAGAATTTAATGAAGTTGAAGTTTTTGAAGGTACATTACTAACACAAACATATACTTATTCTTCCAGAATTCCAAATCAGAAGTTTATTTTACCAAATGCTGGTGTAGATACTGATTTAATAACTGTTTCTGTACGTCCAAACGAAGCTTCTACAACAGAAACAAAATATAGTGTTCAAAATAGTCTTTTTGATATAAAATCTGACTCAAAAGTTTATTATTTGCAAGAAATTGAAGATGAAAGATATCAAATATTCTTTGGAGATGGGATTTTTGGAAAAGCACTCGAAGATGGTAACTTTATTACAGCAAATTACATTATTTCTGCTGGAGATTCTGCAAATGGACTAAGTTCTTTCAACTTTGCAGGTAGAATCCAATATACACGTAGTTCTTCGACCTATAATATCAGTTCTGGTATCTCTTTGATGACAACTGGACTATCTGCGTCTGGTGGAGAGTCGATTGAGTCAGTAGAATCAGTCAGAAAGTTTGCTCCACGGATTTATTCGTCACAAAACAGAGCAGTAACTTCAAATGACTACGAATCTTTAATTCCATCAAGAATTTATCCCGAAACTGAGTCAATTTCTGTCTTTGGAGGGGAAGATTTGGTTCCTCCTCAATTCGGAAAGGTTTTTATTACCATCAAACCAAAAACTGGTGACTTTTTACCTAGTCTAATCAAAGAAAAGATAAAATTGAAGTTAAAGAAGTATGCTGTTGCAGGAATTGTACCAGAAATACTTGATTTGAAGTATCTTTACCTTGAAGTTAATTCAAAAATCTATTTTAACAGTAATTTAGCTCCTTCTGCAGCATATGTATCTTCAATAGTTCAGAATAATGCTGAAAAATATGCTGATTCATCAGATATGAACAAATATGGTGCTAGATTTAAATATAGTAAGTTTTTAAATCTTATTGATCAAAGTAATGAAGCAGTGACATCCAATATTACAACTGTTTATATAAGAAGAGACATAAGAGCAGTTTTAAATGCTTTTGCAGAATATCAAATTGGTTTTGGAAATGAATTCCATATTAAGAGTATGAGTGGATATAACATTAAGTCATCTGCATTTAAAATAGCTGGAGTGATGAATGATGTTTATATTTCCGATATACCAAATACTAATAAATTGACTGGATCACTATTTTTGTTCACACTTCCTTCTATAGAATCACAATCTCCTACAATCATTAGAAGAAATGTTGGAACTGTTGATTATAAGAGTGGTATTATTACTATCAATCCTATTAATGTCCAATCTGGAATGATAAAGGATGGTCAAACAATTATTGAACTTTCGGCATGTCCTCTTTCTAATGATGTTATTGGATTGCAGGATCTTTATTTGCAACTAGATATTAGTAACAGTTCGTTTGAAACTGTTGTGGATGAAATTGCCTCTGGGTTAGATCCATCAGGTTCCAATTATATTACTTCTTCAAGTTATGCTAATGGTAATTTAGTCCGTGCAGGAGGACGTAATAGTGATTTATCCTCTACTGATGCACCTGCTGTTCCTAGCACAACTGCTGCTTCATCCTACTAAGATAGAAAAAACTATAAAATGACAACAAAAAGAGTACAGTTTAATAACATTGTCCAGAATCAGCTGCCTGGATATGTAAAGTCAGATTATCCGTTGGTTGCGGAGTTTTTAAAATCTTATTATCAAGGACAGGAATATCAGGGTGGACCAATTGACTTGGTTCAAAATATTGATCAATATGTAAAAGTAGGTAATCTTACAAATCTTACTGAATCTGTTGGGTTGGGTGCAACTGTTGGTATTGCAAGTGATGCCATTGATGTTGACATGCAGAACTTTCCAACAGGAACTTTGGGTTTCCCAGACTCCTATGGATTGTTAAAGATTAATGATGAAATTATTACATATACTGGAATAACTACTTTTGGTTTTACTGGATGTGTTAGAGGGTTTAGTGGTATTACTTCTTATAAGAGTCCTACCAATTCTGAAGAATTAGTTTTTGAGACTTCAACTGCTGATCAACATCCTAAAGGATCGACAATAGAAAACTTAAGTTGCCTTTTCCTTAAAGAATTTTTAACTAAAACAAAATATCAAATCACACCAGGATTAGAAGGAAGACAACTTACTTCCGATTTAGACCAAGAAGTTTTTATAAAACAATCAAAAGATTTCTATTTAAGTAAGGGAACTGATAGAGGTTTTGAAATCTTATTTAAAGCTTTATATAACGAAAAAGTAAACATTATAAGACCTCGTGATTTCCTTTTTACACCATCTAATGCTAACTATAAGATTACAAGAGATTTTGTAGTAGAGCCTATTACTGGCGATCCTATGAATTTGGAGTTATCTACTCTATTCCAGGATGAATATGAAGGATCTGATCTTGAGAAGGCATATGCTCCTATAACCCACATAGAAAAGATTACAGTTGGTGTTGGAGAGACTTATTATAAGTTTAGTGTAGATGCAGGATATAACAGGGACTCAAGGGTTGAGGGTGCTACTTATGGTACATTTAATACTCACCCCAGAACTAGAGTAGTTGGTGCAGTTGCTGCAGGAGCTACTACTTTTGATGTAGACTCAACAGTTGGATTTGCAACGGATGGAGAACTTCATTGGAAATATATTGATGGTACTGTAGGCGTAAGTTCATATACTTCTAAAAATTTAACCCAATTCTTTGGATTAAGTGGAATTGGTAAAACTATTAATAGTGCGGCATCGGTTGGTATTAATACTTTTGCATATGGTTCATCGGTGGTTGATCCAGATGAAACTGTTGAGGTAAGAATTACTTCCGTTATTCATAATTTGGAATATGAAAATGCAAGTTGTCTTTATGGAAGTGGTGATGATATAAAAATTAAAACTTTAGGTATTGGTAATACTGATTATAGATTAGCTAACTGGTTCTATAATGTTTCACCAACTTATAAAGTAAAGCAAATTGGATTGATTGACGTTTCAGACTGGACATACGAAGTCTTTACTGATGTTGATCATGGATTTAAAGTAGGAGATAAAGCTGTTCTTTCTCGTAGTGCTGCTTTATCAACTGCTTATCCAACTTCTACTATAAGTCAAATAACTTCCTCTAAATCTTTCATTATGAAGGAGCAGGGAGAAATTGATGTTACTCGTTATTTGGAAGATAATCCTTATATAATTGAAAGAAAAATTGCAAAAGTAAATGCAGTTAACTTCCCAGAGGCTTCTGTATATTCTAGTGATGTTCAAAATGTTTATAAAGAAAGAATAGAGGATAAACTTTTAATTACATCTCCATCTATTCCATCCTATGATTCATCTTCTTTGGGTGTTAATGCTAATAGGATTATATTTAACGGAACTTTTGATGGGGATACTTTTAATATAATTGCAGATGCTACTACTCCTGTTGGAGTACCTATTTTTGACCACGGATATTATACAGGAGATGCTATTTGGTATACTCCACAGATAGTGAATGATGTCTTTATAGACTATACAAGTGGTACTAAGTTAGATAATTATGTCATTAAATCTCGATTATTTGATGAAGGTCTTTATTTTGTTAAGAGAGTAGATGCTAATAGTATCAAGGTTGCTAAAAGTAGAGCAGATCTTTATTATGGCAATTTTGTTAACTTGGATAATACTGGAACAAGTTCTGGTATTGTAACAGATAATAGAATTGAACCCTTTAGTTTTTCTGGAGAAACTTTAGAATCACAAAAACTTGTAAGGACAATTAATCCTCCAATTAATACTGGAACTGTATATGAAACTACTCCTGGTTCTATTGGTATTCTTGCAAATGGTGTAGAGATTTTAAATTACAAGTCTTATGATAAAGTTCATTATGGGCAGATAGAAAGTATAGATGTTCTTGGTGGAGGAGATGGTTATGATGTAATTAATCCTCCTATCCCTAAAATTTCAGATAATGTTGGAACTGGTGCTACAGGATTTGTTGCTGTTAAGGGATCTCTAAAAGATATCAGACTTATAGATCCTGGTTTTGCTTATGAGGGAACTCCTACAGTATCAATTACTGGTGGAAATGGAAAAGGTGCTCGTGTTGATGTAAATATGCAGCAAGTGGAGCATTCTGTTCCTTTCTTCTCAAATTCAAGTAGAGTTGGTCTTGGAACAACAGGAACTTTACCATCTACAATTGGATTCTCAACCTATCATAAATTTGCGAATGGTGAAAAGGTATTATATGTGACTGATGGGCAAAATGTTGTTGGTGGAATGACAACAAATGCAAATTATTGGGTATCTGTAGTTGGAACTGGTGGAACTGTTGTAAGACTTCATACTGGTGAAGCAGGTGCTTTAGCAGGAATTAATACTGTTGAACTTACTTCTCGTGGTGATGGTGTACAACACATTAGTGCTATTACTACAAAATCTATTATTGAATCTATTAATGTAATTTCTGGTGGATCTGATTATGAAAACAAGAAGAGAACAGTACAACCTGCAGGTATTAATACCTCAAGTGATGCTATAAAGATTGAAAACCATGATTATAGGACTGGAGAAATTATTAATTATACTTGTACAGGAACACCTATTACTGGATTAACTACTTCTACTGAATATTATGTTAGTGTAGTTGATAAAGATAATTTTAGAGTAACAAGTGTTGGTGTAGGAACTACTGCTAAGAATTTTTATCTTAGAACCAATCAATATCGTGATCTTACTTATATTGGTATAGGAACTCATGAGTTTAACTACCAAGCAATTAATGTATCTGTAACTGGAAAGGTAGGAGTAACATCTGTAGGAACGGAAACTTTTGAAGCTAAAATTCAACCAATATTCAGGGGAGAAGTAACCTCTATCCATTTGGCTGATAAGGGAATTGGATATGGATCTTCTGAGGTACAGAATTTTGATAGAGAACCCGATGTAACTCTTTCTTCTGGAACTTTAGGTGAAGTTACACCAATTATCAATAACGGAGCTATTACTGAAATTCATGTAAGAAATAAAGGTAAAGATTATATTGCTCCTCCTGATTTACAAATATTTGGTGATGGATTTGGTGCTGTTTTGACACCTATTCTTAAAACTGTGGGAGTTGGAACTACTGCAACATATCTTCTGGAGGATGTTAAGGTCCTTAATAAAGGAGCTGGATATTCAAAAGATGCTACATCAATTTCAGTCATTTCACCTGGATCCGAAGTAAAACTTCGTACTAATATTCAACAATGGACTATAAACTTATTTGAGAAATATTATCAAGGTGAACAGATAACTGCTGATGATGGAATTATTGTAAATGGATTAAACAAAGGATATGGATTACAATATACTCATTTATATGCTCCTAGAAAACTCAGAGAGGGCATGTATGCGACGAATCAAGAAGGAGTATCATTATATGGTCAACCAGACTTAAAGAGGGTCAATGGGCAGGAAATTGAGTCTGGTGATCATTCTCCAATTATTGGATGGGCATATGATGGAAACCCAATCTATGGTCCTTATGGATATGTTAAGAAAGAAGGTGGATCTGTAATTCAGATGAAATCTGGATATGTTGAAGAATCTTCTAGTAAATTAAATCGTCCACCATTAACTGTATTTGGTCCAGGATTCTTTGTTGAAGATTTTACTTATAAAGAAAAAACAGATGAAACTGTTTTGGATGCAAATAATGGTAGGTTCTGTATTACTCCACAATATCCAAATGGAGTTTATGCATATTTTGCAACTCTTAGTAATTCGGGTGCTGAACAGGGTGGTCAATTTAATAGTTATAAGTTACCCACCTTCCCATATTTGGTAGGTGATAATTATCAATCTACTCCTGATGAATTTAATTTCACTCAGTATTCAAATCAGGATGATTACATATTAACTAAAGGAAAAGATAGGAGATTCTTAACTGAAGCTGATAGGAAAGAAGATGCTACATGGTCAACTAATTGGTATAGAAATACTGCACCATATAACCTAATTGAAGGGGATGAGCAATATCAATATATGCCTCTTCCTAATAAATTGAAGCAATCTATTGATCTTAAAGGAGTTGCTCCAGGGGTTATTGAAAGTATTGGAATTACAACTGGTGGAAGAAACTATAAAGTTAGTGATAGGGTAGTATTTAATAATGAAGGAACCAGTGGTGGTAAAGCTGCTGCTGTAGTTTCAAGACTTGTTGGTAAGGATGTTACTAGTGTAAGTGTGGCTACTAGTACGGTAACTGATGTTGAGATTTATCCAGGACCACAAAAAGGTAGATATACTCTTATTAATGATGAACCTATTAATTGGATTAATACTAATACTATTAATGTTACAGGACTATCTACAACTTCATCTAATATTGAAGGAACCTATAGTGCAGGTATTAGTTCCAATCGTCTTATTGTAACTGGTATAGGAACTACAGCAGTTGCTATTGGAACTGATGGTGCTACTGGAATAGTTACTCATATTAGTGTTGAGGGTGATTTAACTTTCCCAACTATTAGATCTAACGATATTCTTGGAATTGGAACGGAACAAGTAAGAGTATTGAACATAGAGTCAAATCTATCAAGAATACGTGTTCTACGGGGTGTGAACGGGGTTACAGGAGTCTCTCATACTATAACATCAGTACTGTTAGAAGATCCTAGAAAGTTGGTTGTTAATCCTGGAATTACTTCCACTTACGAATATAGGATAAACAAACAAATCTATTTTGAACCAAAAGAAACTGTTGGTGTAAACACATTATCTGGTGTTGGTATTGGAAGTACACTTAGGTTCTCCAATCCAGGTATTGGACTAACAATGCTTTATGTGAAGACCAAGCAAATGTATATTCCCAACCATGAGTTATTGACTGGGGATAAATTAACTTATTCTCCTGGCAATGGAACAGGTCTTACTATTTGGGAAGATGGTAAAGCGGGAACAGGAATAAAAACATTAATAAATGGTCAAACTCTCTTTGCTTCAGTCTATACTAAGGACCTAATTGGCCTATCAACTTGTAGGGTAGGTTTAGGTACTACGGGTACTTTTGTGGGCATTGCAAGCACACAGAGGGACTCTACAACGTTCTTCTTTGCAGGAATAGGAACTGGAGTATATCACAGTCTTAAAACAAATTATGACGTAATTACTGGAGAAATTAATAGAACTACAGTTACTGTTTCAACTGGAGAAACGCATGGTCTATTAAATGATCAAACGGTATATATGGATGTCAGTCCAGGTATATCCACTACAGTTGTGGTCAAGTACAATGATTATAATAGAAATGTTGTAATGGATCCTAAGACGTTTGCATCGTCTGGTGTAAACACAACCACTAATGCTTTAACTATATCTAATCATGGATATAGGACAGGAGATAAGATTATTCATACTGCACCTCTGCCTTGTGAGGGATTAACTAATAATGAGATATATTATATTGTTAAAGTTGATGATAATACATTTAAGTTATCTTCAACATATCATGAATCTACTGAATCTAAACCCCCCATAGTAGGGATTACCAGTACTGGTGATGGTGGAACAATCAATCCAATAAATCCTGGAATAAAGTTATATAAAGATTGTAGTGCTGTATTTGATGTTTCAGATTCATCTTTATCTTATGTAAATCAGGCAACAACTTATTCAGCATTTAAGCTTAATTTTTATAAAGATGAGAACTTTACTAAGATTTGGGATACATCCTTATTGACAA